CGGAAGAAGAAGGAGCAGATACAGTTTGATTTCCCGAAGGCCTTCCAAGGGCTTTTCAAACAGGCAAGGTATAAAGTGTATTACGGAGGCAGGGGAGGAGCAAAATCATGGGCCGTGTCGAGAGCCTTGTCTCTTGAAGGATTGAAACGGAGGATGCGGGTGTTGTGCGCCCGTGAAATTCAATCCTCCATTGCGGATTCAGTCCATAAGCTTTTGGGTGAACAAATACATGCAATGGGATTGACTCAATTTTACGATATTCAGAAAACTAGGATAATCGGAGCAAATGGAACGGAGTTTATTTTTAAGGGGCTTCGCCATAATGTGCAGGAAATAAAATCAACAGAAGGAATTGACATTTGTTGGGTGGAAGAAGCTCAGTCTGTTTCTGAAGAATCATGGTCGGTCTTGATTCCAACGATACGGGCAAAGGATTCGGAAATTTGGATTACCTTCAACCCCATTGAAGAAACAGACCCGACATATCAGAGGTTTGTTGTCAATCCCCCACCAGATTCTATTGTGAAGTTTGTTTCATGGCGTAATAACCCCTGGCTTCCTGATGTTCTTCGCAGGGAATTGGACTATTTGAAGCGCGTTGATTTTGACGCGTATCGGCATATATGGGAAGGCGAGACACGCACAATTTCCGATGCAGTTATCTTCCGTGGCAAGGTCGAAGTCCGTCCATTTGAAACCCCTCCGGATGTGGAGAGGTTTTTTTATGGGGCAGATTGGGGATTCAGCCAAGACCCGACTGTGCTTGTTCGGGCTTTTGTTATTGACCGGACGCTGTTTGTTGACCATGAAGCGTATGGTATCGGAATCGACATTGACAAAACTCCGGAGCTTTTCGATCGCGTCCCGGAATCGAGGAAATGGCCTATCTTCGCGGATTCAGCCAGACCGGAGACGGTGAGTTATATGAAGCGGGCCGGGTTCAATATTTCATCTGCTCCGAAGTGGGGCGGGTCGGTGGAAGACGGAATAGCTTATCTCAGGTCGTATGAAAAAATTGTGGTTCACGAGCGATGCCGTCATTTTGCAGAAGAGACGAGACTGTACAAGTATAAGGTTGACCAGAGAACGGGAGAGGTGTTGCCTGTTATTGTCGATGCGCATAATCATGCCATTGACGCTCTCCGGTATGCTTTGAGCAAGCTTATAAAACGGACGAAAAAAACAACGACAGTAATGACTTTTTCGGGGGGGGAGATTGAATGAAAAACGAAGGAGTTGCATCTCGCGGGTTTGCCTATATGGAAATGGAAAAAAACTGGGGCCTTGTGAGAACCCTCCTCGGTGGAACGAGTGCCATGCGTTTGGCAGGAGAAACTTTCCTCCCGAAATACGGCGCGGAATTACAGGAGGATTATCTCATTCGACTGAAACGGGCCGTGCTTACGAACTATTACGGTTCAACCGTGAAGCATCTAGTGGGGAAAGCTTTTGCGAAACCGCTTGTGCTACAGGAAGATGTCCCTGTGCAGATACAGGAATGGGCAGAGGATATCGACTTGCAGGGAACGCATCTGAACGACTTCGCGGCGAACCTGTTTGCCGAAGCTCTTGGAATAGGGTTTGCAGGGATTATGGTGGATTATCCGAAACAGCTTCCCGGAGTGAGTCTTGCAGAAGAGAGGGCTTCTGGGGCAAGACCGTATTTCGGATTGGTTCCTGCTGAAAATATCCTCGGAGTCACTACAGGAAAAAGGGCTTCTAATATCGTAATGGCTCGGCTCTGCGAAGAAGTGGTTGTCCCTGATGGAGAGTATGGAGAAAAACTCAGCAAGAGAATTCGGGTTCTCATTCCCGGCGGGTACAGGCTCTATGAAATGATGGATAAGGATGAGTATATTCTTGTCGAGGAGGGAAGTATGTCTCCGATGACACGGGTTCCCCTTGTCCCTGTTTACGGGAAGAAGGTGAGGGCATGGGTTGGAATTCCTCCGCTCTTGGATTTGGCGTATAAGAATGTGCAAAATTACCAGATGGATTCGGACGTTGACAACGCAATCCGGGTTGCGTGTTTTCCCATGTTGGCGGTCAGCGGTTGGGACGTGGAAAGCGACCCGAAGATAAAGGTTGGGCCGAATGTTGTATTGGCAACCTCAGACCCGGCAGGACGGTTCTATTACGTGGAACATTCCGGTGCGGCAATTAACGCGGGAAGACAGAGGATGGAAGACCTCAAGGCAGAAATGGCAATGATGGGTTTGCAGATGATGATGCCACGTGCTTCCGGAGATGCGACAGCAACAGAAACCCAGGTCAAATATGCGGAGGCCACAAGCGACCTTCAGCGGATGGCATTCAGCCTGAAAGACTCTCTCGAAAACGCGTTACAGATTATGGCTGAATGGGTTGGGTTGCCAGACGGGGGGTCAATCGAAATCAAGGGGCAGTTCGCTCTTCCGAGGGATGCGGCGTCTGAAGTACAAGCTTTGATTGCCCTGCGGGCAGGAGGGGAAATAACATCCAAGACCCTCCTTTCGGAACTGAAGCGCCGGGATTTCCTTCCGGACGATTTCGACGTGGAGAGGGAGCAAGAACTTTTAGCGATGGAAGGGCCGGGCTATGAGGTCGGTCAATGAGCGGATAGCGGACGAGATACGCCGTCACGCTATTTCGTTGGCTCGCTATTCGGAGCATGAAAAACAGTCGATTTTCCGCATGCTGAACCGCCTCTTCGGACAACTGCGGAACGACCTGCAAGACAGCGACATCACCACGGGCCGGACGCGCTACCAGAGGCGACGGCTCGAACTGCTTTTCAAGCAGGTACGCGCAACCATCGCCACGAGCTACGACGGGA